TACATGGATGAAACCATAGATGTAGAAGATATAAAACATGAACTTAAAAATGCTAAATCTTTAAAAGATTTTAATATCGCTAAAGAAAAGCACAGAGTAAATGTTGAATATCTATTGAGAAATAATTTACGAGCTTACAGACAAGTCACAGACATTGCTGAAAGTCGTGAATTACAATTAAACAAGGGTCAGTAAAAGCTGACAATAACAAAGGAGTAAACATGAGTGAAGATACAGTATGGTGTAATTTGGTTAGAAACCAAAACAAGAACGCAGAGAACCAACCAGATTGGGTAGCACCACCAAACCTAAAAGCACCAGAGGGTAAGAAATGGACCATAGGTGTTAAGATAGGAGACGTTTGGCACAATCAAGCTGGATGGAATGAGTTAGATGAACAAGGTAATATTACCGGTATCACAATTAAAATGACACCACCTAGTTCTAATGATGATAAGCCAACAGTACCACAAAATAAAGGGTTTCAAAGCAAACCTAATTATGGTAATAAACAATCGTATAAGTTTTAATTAACTTATATTTGTTTCGGGGGAGTTTTTCTTTCTAGTTCCCTTTCGGTAGTTTTCTTCCCCGAGACCCTCAACTTATATGGATAAGAAAATAACAGACATAGACCAAGAAATAGAGAAAAAGATTATTGATGATCGCCAAAAAGATTATGGTAATTATCAAGAGAACTTTATTATGTTAGCCGAAATGTTTACGATTGTCTTGGCAGACAGTTTAAAAAAAAGAATTAAGCCACATCAAGTAGGTCAATTAATGATGGCACTAAAGCTATATAGATCAACACGAAATTTTAAAGCCGATAATTATACTGATTTAAGTATATATAACAAGATGACTAAAGAGATACACAAAAAAGAGGTTGCCAAAAAGGATAAAGTATGACAAAGTTTAGAAGAATTATTAATGGTGAATGTCATTTTACAATGATTGAACTATTTAATGATGCAAAGAAAGCTGCAGATGTGTCCAATAAAGGAGAACCTGTAGAATGTAAAATTGATAATTTGAGGATTGATTTTACAACAGTAAAAAAGGATAAGGATGAACGAGATGAAAACTCGTCTGCAAAAGTACAGGGATCTTCAAGCGAAGAAACACCAGAAGTACTTGGAAGCAAAGCAGAAAGTCAATAAGTATCAAAAAGATTCTTATAGATTGCTTTGGAAGATAGAGCAGACAAAAGAACGATTAATGACATCTATTTAGTTATTAATTGATTATTAAAAAAAACTGAAGGAAAACGTAGGGGATCTATGACTAAAAATAAAGTGTTTACAGAAATTAAACTTGCTATGAGAGCAGGACATTATCGTGATTTAACTTTTAAAGAAAAAAAAATATACAAGAACGCATTTAAGAATGGTTATAAGTTAGCCAAGATACATTGTAAAAAAAGAAGTCCAGAGTTTTATAAGCCAAGAAGAATTGTTAGCTATTCATTTGCCAAACCTAGTACAAGAATTATTGACAGTATTATTAATAGAGTTTGTGTTCGTTATGAAGTACACAAAAAAAGTTTAATGGCTAAAGTTAGAACACAAGATATAGTTAGAGCAAGAAACATTATTCACAACATCTTGTATGAAAAATATAACATGAACCTTACAGATATAGGTAGATATTTTGGACAGGATCATACCACAGTTTTACATTCAATAGAAATGAAAAAAGATAAGCGAAGATTTTGGGATGCTGGTCAAAGCATCTGGCAAGAGTTTACAGAATTAAAAGAAACTATTTCTTAAATCCAGACAACATAGACTTGTAAGCCTTTTTTGTAATAGTAGATTTCTTTTTAGTTCTACTTGTACCAGCTTTCTTACGTTTGTTTATGTTGTAGTACAAACCTTTTTTAGCCATCTTACCAGATTTTGTTTTGTGATAACCCGGCATTATTTTTTCTTTTTAGATTTAGATTTCATTATTTTTTTTTGCAAATTTCTTGGCAAAGTTTTTTGTTTTGCTGTTAGTTTGCTTTTACCTTTTGACTTACCATACATAATTATTTTCCTTTTGTTGTTTTAGTTTTAGCACACAATAGTTGTCAAAACAACTACCATCTTTACCATCATGGCAAAAATACTGTTTCTTATAAGTTATAATCCAACCACCCTCATCACTCATTAGTTGTCTATTACAAGTTTCGCAGTAGCCACAGATTAAAGATTGTGTTTTTTTTCTTACCCACGTTTTCTTTTTTATCGGCATTTCCACCTACGTCTTGCTTGTCTTATTCTTGAGTTAGGATCATTTCTTGTTTTAGCTGATGATCTTTTTAATTGACCCAATGATCTTGCACAATAACTTTTTCTACGTTTAGCAGCTTTAGATCCCGGCTTAACTTTACCAGTTACTGCTGTCTTTAATTTTGATCCGGGATTAGCTCTTCTATATCTTGCTACACCTTTGGCTGTCATACCAGCACCTTTTTTTGTAGGTCTGTAATTTGCGTCTTTGCCTTTTGTTGTTTTTCTAATAGCCATTATTCTAGTATAAGTTTTTTAATTGATTTTTCACCTAAATAAATTTCTGTTTCTGCTTTAGATTTAATACATTGATACTCTACATTATTATTAAGTTGTCTGTTAGCAATCCTTTTACCTTTCAAACAATTACTCATAGATTCCTGTATTCTGTGTTCTTTAATTTCTCCATTAACAATCATTAATAATGCAACTACTACTTCAACCATGTCCATTACCATTTGCTCTAACTTTATCTTTTAATTCTTCAACATCTCTTAATGCTTTTTCTAGTTGTGTTTTTAAAAATTCTATATTAACTTTGTTAGTCATATTTTGTTCTTGATTTGTAATTAATTTTTCTACATCTTCAAACAAACTTTCGATCAACATGAATTGTTCTTGGTCAGTAGGTTTCTGTTCTGATTTTTTAAGTAGATCAGCTTGAAAAAGCTCACGTGATGTTTCAAGAGATGTAAGTCTGGCAGTAACTTCTGTGTAAGCAAACACACCCATAGCAACAGCAATAACTATACCAATCATATTTTTGATAGGCATACTTACATTTGTTTTTTCTGATACTTTCATTTTCTTCCTTTCATGTAGTGATCTGAAGATTCATAATTCCATTTCTTACCATGATGACCCCTTATATCAGCATACCACATTCTTAATCTTACTATCCATTTACGTACAGGTCTAGGCATTTTTTTTCTTCTTCTTACACTTACAACGTGGTGCAAATAAATTGTTAGTCCATTCAATGTATTTATCAAAAAGACCTAAAACTTTGTATATGTATTTATCAATCATGTTGCCGGACCGCCACAGAGAGCTAACAAAGTCATCATTATTATAAGAACACCTGTAAAATAATAGTTCATCCTCTCTACCTCCATAGGTCATTCCTTATAAAATTATTATATGATGAGAGCTATAACTAATAGCACACCAATAACAATTACTGCTGTTTTATGATCTTCCAAATAATGTTTGATCATATCTTTAATTTCATCAATCATATTTATCTCCTATGATCTTCTATTATAAGATATTATTTACCCTGTCCACGATTTTTTGACTTGCCTTTTTGTCTCTTCTTATGCTTATTCATAGAAGATAGTTTAGGTCGTCTACCTATACTTGTTTTTTTTGGTATTCTTACGTGAGGTTGATCTGCTATGTTGAACTTTACTCTTGCCATTTTTTCCTGTTTGTTGAGATAATAAACTTACTTTCTTATTATATTGCTGTGAGTATGATGTAGATATATTCTTCATTTATATTTTTTTTCCCATATTTCTTGTTGGTTTAATCCTACTTCATCTTGTTTTAGTTTTAATCTGTGATCAATTTTAGTTATATCTATCTCTTCTACTAAAGCATATCTATAAACTTTAGTGTCAGAATTTTTCCATTGGAAATGTAAAAGGTATTTAGGTTGGTCATAGTTACTTAATAAACTAGGATCAAAAGCAGCTATTGTCATTTTTTAAACTTCTTATTACTCAATAAGTTAGTAACAGATATTCCATAGTTTCCACCAACCACTATAAAAATTAAATATAAATATACTTCTGGAATATTCTTTAGTTGCTCAAAATAAAACTCTACCTTTTTTAACATAGCCATGTCGCCATAGAACGTAGCATAAGCGAGTATGCCAAGTGGTGCTAGTATGAACGCACCTAATACTAAATCTAAAATTAATGAGCCATTTCTTTTAGCTCTTTCGTTACCAGTTTGCATCTCCTGTAAAGCTATTTGATGCTTACGTTCACTTTTCTCTGCTCGTCTGGTCATAAAACCTCCTACAGCTTTAGACCCTATTTTAAATAATAAATTATATGGTAGCATATTAATCTTTTTTATCTTCTTCTAACTGTTTAATTTTAGATAAAGCATCATCTAAATCTTTATTACAGAACTCTAGCTTTTGCAAACATCTTTTATTAGCCGCATCTTTAGATTTACCTGCATCTTCAAGCTCTGCTATCTGACCTTTTAATATTCTAACTTGTTCTTTATATTCGTTAATTATGTCCAATGAATTATCACTTTGCATATATTATTTTTACCTTTAGTTTTATTTGTTCTTTAGTTCTTCCTCTGGATATGAGTGAACCAATCCTTTTTCTTCTATAGCCATCTTTAGCTGTATAGTCTGTTTTTCTATAATTTTTTGATTTAACATCATAACCAGTATACTCACCTGTAGTCATATTTAAAGTGACAATATCCACAGGACCAAGACCACCAAGTGGTGTAAATACAAGAATATTTGGATCTTTTGCTAGTTCAATTTGTGCTTTCATTTCGCTTATTAGACCAGTAGTTGCTTTTTTTCTTCTAGCCATAAAGACCTTAAAGTTAAAGTTTTTGAAATAATATAACTATAATTGTAAACATCCCACCTATAAGAGCTGACATAGCATAATACATATGTCTTTTAATATCTTTAATTTCTAATTCTATATTGTTAATTTTTTGGTGAGTTTGTTTTTGCATGATACGACAAAGTTTTTCGTGTGATTCTATTTTTTGAAGTGCAATATTTTTAGGCATTATATTGTATCTTCTAATTTACAACTATATTGAGTTGATAATTGAAATTTATTTACTGTGTCATCATCCATAGCTTCTAAATATTTTATACTTGTATCTAAAGCTACTATCGCACAATCTTTCCAAGTGTCAAAAGTTTCTTGATATTTTACTGGGTCTTTACATTCTCCTACAACAAATGAGCATATAGATAACATCAACACAAATTTCATTATTAGATGTTAAATGCGTCTTTAACTTCGTCTAGTGTTAGACCCAAATCTTGTAGTTTAGTTTTAGCAGATTCTATTCTAGCTTTCTTGGCATCTTCTGCATCTTGTCTAGCTTGTGCGTCTATTACAGCTTGTGCTTCTTCAGCATCTCTAGCTGCTTCTTCTTCTGCTGTAAAAGGAACTATGTTCCCATTTATATTGTGATGTCTTGCCATATCTTTTTATACTCCTTTGTTAAAATTTATGCAATACCATAAAGGCAAATATCTCCAGCATCTATATTGCCACTTTCAAATTTAAAATCAACTGCATCTACTGCTGATGTTGTATTCCCATATCCAGCTAAATATTGTGTCATACAATAATTAAAATTGTTATACATATTTGTTGAACCTATAAAATGTTTTACAAAAGTTGTGCTACTAGGATTAAATAAATGTAAATAACCAGATAAACTTTCATCACTACCATTACCAACACCCCCACCAGCAACTAATCTTTGATAAGATGTTGATTGTGCCAAGTCATAAGCACCCTCATAACCAAGAACACCACCAGCACCACCCTCTCCATGTTGAGCATTAAACATAGTTGAAGTTTTAGTAACATTATAATTTGAACCACTATCTGTACTTAAATTAAAAGCAAAAAATGCACCATCTGTTGCTGGGTGTATGTTATTAAAATAAAAAACATATTCCTTGTAAGTATTATCTAATACAACATCACTAGAGCCATCAACAAAAGATAAAGTTGCAGAACTAGAAGCTGTTAGCTTTTTAATTAATGTCATACTGCCTAAACTTGATATAGAACCAAATGCAGTTGCGTTCTTTACTCCATTATTATTTAGTTTAATAATTGACATTAGCTATCCTTAATTCCATAGAGTTTGATTGTACCAGCACTTATATTGCCAGACGCATATTTGAATTGTACTGCATCAATAGCAGAAGTGGTATTGCCATATCCAGCAGTAAAACCAGTATTACAATAATCTCTAAATTCATTTAGATTTATATGTGCTATAAAATGTTTTACAAACGTAGTAGATGATGGGTCAAATAAATATAAAGTACCACCAAGATTTTGATCTGTATCACTACCAGCTCCATGAGACAATGGTTGAAAACCTGTTCCTTGTGCTAAATCTCTACTACCATCATAAGTTATTCCAGCATCTGAAGCATCTTCTTTGTGATATGCATTAAAAAAAGTTGAAGTTTTAGTAACATTATAATTTGAACCACTGTCAGCACTTAAATTAAAAGTAAAATTTGTATTGTCAGTTGCTGGTCTACAATTAATAAATTTAAAAACATAAATAGGATATGTGCTATCCAAGACTACTCCATCAGTTCCATCTACGAATGACAATGTAGCACTAGAACTAGCAGTTAAAGTTTTAATAGGTACTAGGCTTCCTGTTGCTAATCCAGTAGAGGTTACAGCACTTATGCTATTGTTGTTGTATTTAACTAATGCCATATAATTTTATTACTCCACTATCTATGTTGCCAGATGACATTTTAAATTGAACTGCATCAATAACAGATGTGGTATTAAAATATCCAGCTACAAAATCATTTCTTGTATAAGTAGATTGAACACAATTTCCTGTGTATATAAAATGTTTTACAAATGTTGTTGAAGATGGATTAAAAAGTTTAAGTTCTCCAACACTACTACTATCATTATCATTATTTATTTCAAAATTTAAGATTTGAAAATTTGTAGATTGTGCTAAATCATCACCTGTCCTATATCCTAATGCACTAGAAGCACCACTTTGTTCATGGTAAGCTCTAAAAACAGTTGTTGTTTTTGTGACATTATAATTACTGCCTGTATCAGAACTACCATTAAAAGTTAAACTAACACTATCAGTGGCTGGGTGTATGTCATAAAACTTAAACACATACTCATCATAGGTGCTATCAATACCAGATGTAAAAGATATTGTAGATGAACTTGATGCAGTTTGTGTAGAGATTAAAGTCATTCCACCACCACTTATAGAAGCTGGTAATGATGTTATTGCTGATAAGGAATTATTATTTGCGAAGTTAAGAGCCATGTCTTACTCCTTTGGATTATCTGATTTAACTTTGGCTATTGCGTCTTTCCAAGTAGTAGTACCATTAACATTATCCCAGTATTGCATATCTAATTGTTCTTGAATTGATGGATATTCTTTTTCTCTTTTTCTTTGATATTCTTTAGCATCATAAGCAGTTTGAAGTTCTGTTTGTTTTGCTAAAATATCTTCATTAG